GGCCATGCACATCAGCCTTGGTAGACCGGGCTGCCTGAACCGCACCATGCAATAAGGTGTAGTCCTGCAGCATAGTCACTACATGCTGATTCGAAACACGATCGGACGCTTCGCTAAGATCTAGCGTAGCGAGGTCACCGCTAAGTGACCCCAATCTGGCCATTTCCCTATTAGGGTCCTGGTCATCGATGCCGATCACACGCGAGAGGAAACCATCCTCTTTAAGCGCGTCGAGCAAATCGCGGTAAACCGCCTGCTGTGAATACATCATGGCAGTTGGTTCTTCCGCAATAATGCGAGGTGTTTTGAGCGTCTTAGGAACTGCGACAACCTTTACAGGTGTCTCAGCGCCGGGTTCGATGATGTTAAGCTCTTGCTCCAATTCAGCACGGAAGCTGAGATTTGGAATAAGATACTCTTCAGCCGGAAAATAAGGCTGAAGACGTGCGGGCCAGGTCCGCTGATCGAACTTCGAATTATTACGAAGTCGGTCGGCGGTAGCGCCTGGACCATGCTTCGGTACTAACCTGCCCCAGTAGATATCTCTATCTACTTTGGCAAATAAATTACCGAAGAGCATCTCCGACATCCGCTTAAAATCCTCTAAATAAAGGGGATCAAGACGGGCATCAGAGGCCTTAACATCATGCTCACACTGAATATAGTCGGACATCGCTTCACGCTCTCTTTGGGCGGTGACAACCTTACGGTTGCCATTGCTTGGATCAACCCCTTGACGGGGCGAATCCGGGAGAGCGATCTTACTAAACATCAGCGTTAGCTGACGGATAGCATAGATTGCTTCAATGTCCGGCTCATCCAGTAGTGCGCCACTACTAGGACTAAACACACGTCCAAGGAACCCTCCCAAAAACAATGGAAGGCAACCAGTACGACGCCCCGGTTTCTTGCGAAACTTAGGGACGTCCGAAGGGACGACGAAACCTTGGTTAAGCCATTTTTCGACAGCTTTTCCAAAGTCCGCCAGGGTTACGGCCAAAAACCATAACCCCTCGTGTTCAGTCCGACTGCGGACGTAGTTTATATCCGCAGTGGCGCTAGTGCAGCATCGCACAGCCATTTCTTGAGCTGTGCAGGACCAGAGTGACATTAGGCTTTTCATACCACCTCCTTACTAGAGGGTAGGTATCCTTAGCCCTGTCACGATATCGCGGGAAATTAGCCTTAGCTAACCCGAATACTTAAACCGCGGCATGTAGCCGTAGTCACAGTACAGGGTACGCCAGGCTTCGAGCACCGCGCGCTCGTTACGCATCACTTTTGTGCTGACGTAACGGAACGCGGCTTCGTCGTTGAAGAGGCTCCTGACAAAGGAACCCTCCAAATCGGCAAAGAGATCGTAGAGGTGATCTGTGTAGATCGCCTCCACAAGCTCGTCGAGCTGGCTCTGGGACGCTGCCCAGAATTTCGTGTCGCTCATTGCGACCGTCCTTTCTGGGAATAATCCCAGTAGTTTATTGGCTAAAAGCCCTCACTAGAGCGCTAAGAGCGTGCAGGCGGGACAGCATCCTTGAACTGCTTTACAGCAGTCAAGAGGTGTTGAAACGCAAGACGCTCATCGCTATCCCGGATAGCTCCGAGATAGATCGTGATTACTATCTTCTCCCTCCTGTGAAGGTGGGATTCAGAATAGGTCACATGTACTCTAGTGTGATTTCCATTCGTCTTAAGGGCACCCATTGGGACCCAGAATGACGAACTCACCTGCGAGACAAAGCCCGTTGACAATAAGAACCGTAATGACCGCCCCGATTTTCATCGGGAGAGTCCACGGATTCTTGTCGTGGGACCGCCTGCCATAAGGAGTTTTACCTCCTCTGACAGGACGTGAAGGAATCCTAGAACCACGCTTTTCAGCGTAGTCTTTGTTAACCTTCAC